TTAGGTCTTCCCTGATGCCTATAGCACCATAGGTTTCCCTAGTATTTGTAGGAACGCCCATAGCGTTTTCCCTCCTTAGTTAAATGTCTATAAAATCCTCTAAGAGTGCAGACGCATCATCAACATGGCCTGTACCCCGAAGACGTTTCATTTGTTCAGTACGTTTTCTTTTGTCAACAGTGGATTTTTCTTTGGGTGATCCAGTTCTAGCAACTCTTGGTTTATTCTTTAACTTCTTGGTCTTCAAAACTTTTTTGTTGCGTTGAGAGTCTTCAAAAGCTTTTGCTTCTAAAAGAATTAATATGGATCGGTGATCTACCAGTTGCAGAATTTCTTCATTAGAAAATCCCTTGGATTTAGCAAAATTCTGTAATTCAGTTGTAACTTTCGATCTAAAAGTATTATCCTGCCATTGAGGAATAATACTTGCCAATTTCCCATACTCTTCTCTAGCTACACGATCAAATTGTACTTGCTGCTCATACTCCTGTTTTTGCTGTTCGACTTGAATAGCTTCTTGAGTCTGATTCATTTTAGACTCAGCTTCACGGTACTCATCCCTTTTTAGTAGGTACTCGTCCCGATCATTTTCTTTCAATTCTTCCCAGTTAATATTCGCATAATTTTGCAAAGCACTATATTCCATCTGTACCATGTTAGCCATTGCATTTATGTACTGTTGTCGGTTCTCTTGAATCCCGGCAATTTCTTCAGCATACTGATTAGCCATGCCTTCGATCTGCCTTCGATGTTCAGAGAGTTCCTGAGTTTTTTTAGTATAGTCTGACTGTCGAGAATATCCTTTAGCCAACTCATCGAGAGATACTTCAACATCTTCGCCATCTACGCGAACAGTGTAAAGTTTCTCGGTGGGTTCCTCCTCTTGGTCAGCTTCCTCAGATTCTTCTTCGGTTTCTTCTTCAGATTCCTCTTCTTCCTCTTCGGATTCCTCTTCTAATGATTCGTCTTCCTCTTCGGGTTGAGACTCTTCAACTTCAGTAGGTTCGGCACTCTCCTCCTCTGGCTTTTCCTCTTCAGGGGTCAGTAAGCTGAGTAACGCCTCTTGCGCTTCGGTAACACTTCCACCTAACGCTGGTATCGGCTCTGTAGCCGGATGCGGGGCTGTTTGCGTATCCGCCATTGTGGTTCTCCTTATATTTGATATTCTTGAATCTTCCTCGCCATATTTCCAGTTTCAATAATACTGGTTAAATGGAGGCGTATCCGTTCCAAGAGTCGTAAAGATAGCCAACACTGCTCACGGCTATCAACATCGTTCACACTTGAATGTGTCCAAGTGTCTAATAAATTTTTCTCTAAAGTGTCAAACGCTTCTACAAACAACTGATCATCGAGGAGGCGTTTAGCGTGCTCCTCTCTTAATTCATTGCTCATCCTATAGCTACACCTCTTTCTTGCTCTTCTTCAAGTTTAAGTTCGGCCATTTTAAGTTGCGCGTCCACAGCATTTTTCTGGTACTCCTGCTCAATCTTCGCTTGCTTTACTTGAACATCAGCTGCTTTTATTTCTAGCTCCTTATGCTTTAGCTCTAATTCCATTTGTGCTACTTGCTGTTGAGGATTGGGTTGTGGGGGTGCTTGAGATGGGTCCGTTAAGAAGTCTTGTACATTCTGGAATCCCATGTTCTTTACCATAGCTGCGCCAATATTGTACATATTTTGAGCAGTCGCTATCGGTAAGCCTCCCTGCATTGCCTGTCCTGCAAACTGCATGATTGCAGACAAATGTGCTAACTGTTGGTCCTTGTTTCCATTCCCTAACGCAACACTTACAGTACAATCATATTTGTCATTCCAAGCATCGGGGCGTACAGGAATCCAATTATTGCGAAGCATCACAACTCGTTCCTTGTCCTGATTCTTTAGAAGTAACTCATATATCCGGTACATAAGTTCTTTCACGCCAGTTTCTGCAAAGTTTCGTGCGATCAGTTCGACACGACTCTGGGCTGCTGACATAACAGCATTAACGGCGGTAGCAGTTGTATGCGAGGTTAGAGCGTTTTCATTCATGCCCTGACTCATTTTTGACACGCCTGCCCTTGATTCCCGTACCCCATCAAGATACTCAAGCATCTGAAACGAATAAGGCTCAAGAGAAGGGGTTGCTAATGGTGTTACGGCGTTCGGAGACTTCACTCTTACTACTCCGCCTGGGCGTTGCGTGAGTAGATCATCTAGATTCGCCTGACCCTCAAGGACTGCGTATCGACCAAAATTCTGGTTGTACATATTATCCATGAGATTTCTCATCAGGGTACTCTTCATTAGCTGAAGGTCCATGACAAGATCGGCAACAGACAAACCAAAGAATTTATGTGGAATCTTTACAGGAGTCAAGGAAACAAATGGAACGCTATCAATTTCTTCGTTTGATAAAACAGTAGAACCAACAGTGCAGACTTTCCTTAACTCGGTGATCCCGTCCCCATTGAAATCTGTTTTTAGGAAAGACTCATGTAGCCAGTAAGTTCTTAATCCATCTTCTCCATAAGTTGAATCGCCCCAACCTTCCCAATATCTGGCTGATTCGTCAAAGTCATATCTCTCTAATCTTTCCATAGAGAACTCAGCCATATCTTCGCCACCACCTCGCAAGTCTTCTACTTCAAGTTTCTTTTCAGGATACATCTCCCTTAATTCAGAGAGAGTCTTTTCAGTCCTATGGCATACGAATCGAGCATCCTGTATAGTCTTCGACTCTCTGGCAATTAAGAATTCTGAAGGCGGTACATTTTCTATACGAATCTTTCCAGTATAACTCTTTCTTTTTATTACGATATCATGGAGCATAGCAGGAGTAGCGCCCGGCACTATTGAAAGATTCTGCGCTTGCGGATCAGGGTATTGAGTATGCTCGATAACCTCAACATTATTTGAAAGAATTAAAGTCTCGAATTCAATCTCGCTGAGCCTTTGGTATTCCTCTCTGTTCCAATCCTCATACTCATCCCACCAAATTTTTACAATACCATTTTTAGAAAGGAGTGCATCGGTGAACCAAGAGTAAAGAATCTCCCATCCTGGGTTATCTTTTGTAAAGACGTAGTTAACGTAATCAGTCGCCTGTTCAGCCATCTGAACATCTTCCGGGCCGCTGGGAGAGAACTTTACCATTTCGTCACCAGATGCAAACACCCTCATTAAAGACGGCTTTATCCATTCAACAGTATCCTGAACTGTAGAATCTACATACTGAGAGCGTCCATCCACCTCATTTCCGAAGGGAAGACCATAATAGTATTGCATGGCCTTCTCTCTTTGGTGAGATATAGTATCCCCCATATAGCCCAAAGAATCGGTAATTTCTCCCCGAATTCTTGTGACTAACTCTTCTTCTGTCATTTTAGATGATGCCATAATTTCTATATTCTAAATCCTTTGTCCATTTCGGGTCTTTGCCTGATATAGCGTGTCTCTGAGACATAAACGCATAACGTGTTGCAGACATAACGTCGTCCCTAATAGGGATTACTTTTCCACCCTTCCTGTGATACATTCTGAACTCTTCCCACCAGTCCGATAGAGTGCTGAATACTTTGAAGTTATCGTTCTCCATAGCCTGAAGCATCGCCATTAAACCTTCTTCTATGGAATTTGATCCTTTGTTCTCTCCTAAAGCAGGAGGATTTGTAAAATGCTGAAGGATGAAATTACATCCTAGATTACGATACTGGTCAGCCAGACCGGGATTACCCATAGAATCTCGTCTATTGCCATCATGGGGATAAGCAATGGGGATAAAACGGGGTCGAGAACGTATAGCCTCCGCATGAACGGCAGGCGAAGCTTTCGATACCCTGTAACAATCATAGACATAGAACCTATCCTCGTCAACTGCGCCCCATACAACAGCAGTAGGATGGTCAAACCCAAAATCTATGGCTGCTATTCTCGGCCAATGATCCTCAATTTGTATTGGATCAATCATTATCTTTTCTTCATGGACAGGGAAGACAAGGCCAGAGCCTATAGAAGGTCTTCCATATCTCCTCATTTCCCTCTCATGCGGGGAATAGGAGGATAGAATCTGCTCCATTACCAGTTCGTTTAGATGCCCGTTATTCCCTTTCATGGACTTTACTTTCTCAGATGCGTCGTCCCAGGTCGCATTTGTGAGAGACTGCCCTTGCTGGAGGTTATTCATAAACGAAGCTACCGTTTCGGTCATTCCCGCTTCCGGTGTAAAGGTCATATAAACCATGCCTTTACGATCCAGAGTCCTCGTTACCGCTTGACTGTAGATATCTCTGCTTGGTTCCTCATCCAACCAGATGCAATCTACACTTCTTCCCTGCCATTTCTCAACACCCATCTCGTAGGCTTTAAAGAATAAAGAAGAGTTCCCGCCGCTAACGTGCCTGATTAAAGCGACAGCTTTGGCGTTAGGGACTCCCGGTTTGCGTTCAGTTTTTATTATATGGTTTTTCGGTATAGTACCGGAACCGAAAGCATCGGGGTCATCAGGGGAACCCAATAATTCAAATTGTACAATATCTCTAGTTGTTTCGTTAGAAACGCCACCGGCCCATGCTATGATGGGCTGAGAATATGTTCTGCCTTCCCACCATTCGGGGTATAATCCCGTTAAATGATAGGACAATTCCATGCTTCCACAATAGGATTTTCCTATGCGGTTGGCAGCCATCAAGAGTCTTTGGTTAGCTTCTTTTCCCGTCTGGTGAAACTTTAGCTGATAAGGGTACGGATCATAAGAGTCAATCCTGGCGTATCGTTCCCTTTGCCGAAGTTCTCGTTCTAAATTTAACTCTCTTTCAATGTCTTTGTTTGCGGAGGCCATCTAGCTCCCTTTGGATATCTGCTGTACTCATTCTTTCGACAGACGTTGTTTCAATCCTTTCAACAGGTTTAAGGCCACTTCTGTCCAGAAGGTCTTTTACCGCGCCAAGTCTAACCGATTCCGACTCAGCCGATTGGGCTAGTTCTGACAGGAGGTACAAAGCTGCGGGTATACGGTCCTGAAGAATTATCTGGACATTTTCGTATATCTGCTCTTTTAATAGTTTCTTTAGCTCATATCCTTTCTGATTAGCAGTCTTCTCAGAGTACCCTGCTTCAATAGCCGACTGGGTAGCGTTACCAGTACGGCAATAGTAGTCAATGAACTTGTCTTGTTTTTCAGTCATCTCTTTCTCAAGCCTTTGAGAGTTTTTGCTAATCTCGCTCTCTGGCCTACCTTCCCCTTACGTTTAACTGCTTTGTTTAACACAGATGTGGGAATCTTCTTTCCCTTTGGAATTCCCAAATCCTTGTGTAATTGTCCTGGTTTTTTAATAGCTTTCTTTATCCACTTCTTTGCCATGCTAAAGTCTACCGGTGAAACGTCCTGCTCCGGGAGACGGAACAGTAAACGTATGGCCTGCTTCCTTTGTTTTCCTCTCCCACTCTTTTGTCTTTTTCTTTGTTATTCTAGGAGAAGGATAAGGTTTCTTCTTTTTCCTTGCCCAAGCTGCTCTTCCACCACCTTTAGGCCCAAGTCTAGGAGTAATCTCCACGGCTTCGACGCTTAACCTCTTTATAATCTTTTCTAACTCGTCCATTAGAAGCTCCTTTCTTTGCCATACTAGCTTTACCATCCAAAGAGGAGATTACAGTTCATCCCCTCCGCCATAGAACCCATAAGTCGGATGCCATTCCCCTCCACCACTTGGGTCTTTACCCCTCCGCCATTTCTTTACTTGCCTTTCGCTAGGATACTTCTTCCGTCGTTTAGGCCTGCCACCAGTCTCTAACTTCTTGATAACCTTGTCTAAATTGTCCATTAGAGTCTCCTTATGAACTGTAATCTCCCCTTTGGTTTGTGGGAAGGATATATATAAATATATAAAGCCTTCGATGGGGTCCATAGCCTCATTGAGGCACACCACTACGGGCATCGTTACGGTATAGTGCTACCTGCTTTCTGATTCGCGCTTACTCCGAATGCGTACGTAACCAACAGCATAGTTACGACACCTATTCTTACTGTGTGAGTGTGTGAGAACAATATCTTATTCTATAAACCCACAACACATATACATACTAATACATATACACAGTCTATCATATAGAGGAACTAACTACTTGAGCATATATACTGTAACTTAACGTAGATGTTTCGACACATCTACTTATAAGATAACAGCAACTGGCATCTTACGACAAGCATCCTTGCGCGTTCCTTTCGCCTTTTTATGGCTCTTGCCATAGAGTCCGAAAGTCATAAGCGCCGATTCCGCAAAACACCTAAAGGCCGCTCCAGTCACTACAGCGCCGTCAACTTGCCGCAATATGCCAGATAACAACATCTTGTACCATCTCCTACTACGGCTTCGCCTCGACCCAACTACAAGGTAGCGACGATACAACAGTCGCATTTTATTAGCACATATGCTATCGACCCGGGCGGAATAAACGCGACCAACGGCACGCGCAAGCGCGTCTTATTTCCTCAGTCGCTCTTCTCATCACTTACGAAATCAACCTTGCGTATCCAGAAAACTGTTTCGTCATCAACATTACAGATTGTTGACGAAAAACTTTTCTTCACGTCGTACCTGTCATTCTTCGCACTAAAATGTATACATTTCAGTGCAATAATTGTCGCGCAAGCGCGTCTTTTAATACGGAAAGAATGCCCTATAGATTATACCTGCGCAAGGCGACCAGATACAACGTGATACATTGTATCTGATCGAATTTGTAAGTAATGAGATGTCATTCCTTGCGGGACGATACGCTCCCTTTGGTTTAACATTTACATACACAGCAGGAGACAGAAAGATGGTTAAGACTATCAAGTGTGTTCATGAAGTACAGTTTAATTGGATTTGGTTCTACCCGTTAGATGGCTCTGCTTCTTTCAAAATTCATCAAAATGATGAGAATATGAGTTCTTATTTAGCTTCCTCAACAGAAAGAAACATAGATGGAGATCATAGTAAGATTCAAGATATTTGGAAAGGTCGGGTTCGTTACCTTAATTCAATTTGTGAACAGCAACAGCTTCAGATTGATCAGTTAATTGAAGAAGTTAAGAAACTCAACGCTCAATAACAACAGGAGACAGCAAGATGAACTCAAACCCTTTTAGTATTTCAATACCAGTATCAGTTACAGCCGTACTGTTTAAGATGCGCGACGAGATCGGTAGGTTACGCAGAGATAAGCGTAAAGACGAAGCGTGCTACATCGTTCTTTTAAAGGAAATCGCAGAACTCACGCTACAATGCAATAAACTAGCGCTTGAGAACAGCGCTCACATTAAACGCATCCACGAACTATATGGTACACTGGACGAATAGAATTTGTACCCCTGACGGACGGCAGGGAGCTGTACCGTCCAATTCACTTAAATCAACTAACTGGAGATAGTAACATGGCTGAACAAACAACAGCCCCTGATGACGTAATGGAAATCGACCCTGTAAAATATGAATTAATCGGATGGTCGATTCAGCAAACAGCAGCAAGTTCAACATTCTGGGCACTGCACAATCACCTCACTAGTACACGCAGTCACTTACGTCTAGAGTCCGCGATACCTACCATAGACGACTGGAACGCTCACGAAGATAGGCTTCGCGGGAAAATTCGGCAACATGACGAAATGGTAGAGCATGGAGTCGAAGAACTGCCTGAGAATGTGATCACTCCGATGGAAAACGCCTCACGTTGGAAGTACATTTGGGATTGCACCATCCAACGCAACACCACGCACTGGGCCTGTAACGACGGATACGCTCCATACGACATCGTTAGCTACTACGCATATCGAATGGGCAAGCTCGCCAAGAACCAGCCCACTGAGGAAAACCTTCGCAAAGCGTGTGAAGAAGCAGCATCTCAAAACCGTGCCTTCGACGCAGATACACTCTTCAAGGCCCGTAACCGCACCAACAAACAGGCACTCGTAAATGCCAATGAGATCGGTGAGGAAATATGTTTGATGTTCCCCTCGCTTGAGATCATCGAGAAACTGCCCTCCGATTGGGAGGAGCAGTGGTTGTGGGTCGAGAGCGGTGCTGCTAAATCAATCATGGGAGATTACACTAAATCCCTAGAGGAAATCGTGAACGACGGGTTCATTGCGTTCCCCGAGCAAGCCCGAACCATCTAACCCTCCTGCAACTTCGCCCCGGCCGCAAGGTCGGGGCTTTTTTTTGACCTGGAAGAGCCTCATGCAAACAGCATTCGCCGAGCTCCGGTTCACAAGGGGCAGCAAGCTGACAGCGATACACAAACGGCCGCTTCCCCTGGCGAACCTCCATCGGCTCACTATGGCAATCGACCAGCTAAACACCTCGCAAGATTACACGGTGCTAACAACATGAAACACCAAACAAATAACACCTACCTGACACCATGGCAAACAACCGCCATGGCGCACGCCCAAAATAGCCCGTGATCCAGCCACACAACAACGGCAAACGATACGGCCAACACAAACCTAACAACACAACACGCTTCGACATACGCGAACTTGATTGAGTTATTCCACGCCCCACCCGGGAGGACCGTCAATCGTTTTATTGAGGCGAAAAAAGTCAACTATTTTAAAGGCTAATTATATTGTTTTTTGCATAGAAAAGTAATATAATTAATCATTAAAAAGTAAATCCCTCAATAGGACGTAAGTATGAAAATTACTAATGAAATAGTAGAAGAAATATATATTGAATTAAGAGAAGGCAAAAGTAGTAAATGGATTGCTGATCAATTCGGTATATCAAGGCAATCAGTTCAATTAATAAACCATGGTAAAAACCACAAGCAAAGGGATATGCAATACCCTATTCGGTCTGTAGAGAAACCCCCTGAGACTTACATTGTTGACGGTATGGAGCATATTAAGACTGGGGCTTATATAAATGCTCATAAAAGGAAAGAATCTTCGATAGCTTGTTCCAATGCCGATGAATATACTTTACATCTACCCTATATTGAGGAGATTTTTTAATGAAAGAACCACCCCTTGAAGAAGAGATGTACACACTCTGGCGTAGAAGCAGTTCTACCCAATTCTGGCTTCGTAAGAAACGTGAAGCTGATGAACAGGATCGTCTTCTCGAAGAGCGTCATTTTGAATGTATGATGCAAGACGAGGAACGTGAGTGGGCAATTGCCCAAATGTGCGATGAAGGCACTTATTTTGAACCACAGGAGTACAAGTAATGGCGTGTAATCATGAGGTTACTTCATTTACTATTCAGCTAGATAATGAAGCTGATAATGAAGAAGTTGTAATCAATACTTTTGAAGATGATCCAATGGAATGGTGTATAAGTTTCCATACTAAAAACTGGGCAAACATTGTTGCTTTGCGTAACGCTGAAAAGCAGATAACCAAAGCTATAAATGCTATGGGAAGTTCTATTTATCATGTTAACAACTCGGAGAAATCCAAATGAAACAGGGATTTACATCTATAGATGGATTAGTACAAGATGTTGATAAGTATAGAAATTTAAAGCGAGACTATATTGCTGATGTTCGAGCAACAGAGATGGAATATATTGGGACAGATGTATTTAAACTCCATATTCCAGATCAGGATGTTAGCTATACTGTTAACAATAACGCTTTAACTCAAATGGCCGCTTGGTCAAAAACTCCAATGAGTTATGTAAATCACATGAGATCAAACAAGAAAGGTAATCTGATAGCAGATAACTTTAATGAATGGTTCTCTAAACCCATCCATGATCATACTCGTAGAATGTATCGAGGTATGAAAACTGAATTCCCAAGGACCGCAAATGACTCAGGTAATTGGCGTTCTTTTCATTCTAATAGGTTCAAAAGAGTAGATCATGAACATGTGTTAGATGGAATAATGCCTGAGTTAGAAGCGCTTGCTGAAGAGTATGGCGATATTAAAGTAGCATCCCTTGGCCTAACTGATGACAAAATGTACATCAAAGTTTTGTTTCCCAAAACAGAGGCTAAAGCTATTGGCGATGTGGTTCAATTTGGATTGTCAATAGGCAACTCTGAAGTTGGCAAGGGGTTGGCGTATGTTTCTCCTCTGGTTTATGTGTTGCGTTGTTTAAATGGCATGGTTCTTCCTGAACTTGGAGTAAAGACAAGGCACGTTGGATCAGCTATTTTAGAAGATGGTTACATTGATTACGGAGATGATACAGTTGAATCAGATCAAAAGACTGTAATGTTAAAGCTTCGAGATACCATCAAGTCAGTATGTAGCCATGAGAATAGAAATAAAATTCTCAATAAAATCAATGAGTCATCGGACTCTAGTAAGGTTTCTAACCCAATGAAAGCTGTCGAGAAAACAGCTAAATTGTTTAACTTTACCGAGAAAGAACTCCAAGATACAACTCTCTCTTTTGTTAAGCGTGGAGACTATAGTAAATGGGGAATGGTAAACGCAGTTACCGCAATAGCTAACACGCATGACAATTATGATAGGGCTTCTAATCTAGAGAGTCTTGGGGGTCGTATCCTCACAATGGGAAAATCGCAATGGCAAGAGATAGCGATGGCGGCATAAAAAGGAAAAAGGTTTATAAACAATTACTTAAAGAATATACCAGAGAATTTATAGAGATGGGCTATGATCGGGAATGGGCGGAAGATCAAGCCTATCTTATGGTAGATGATGAAATGGTGGATCAGAGATTTCATCAATGCTGGGATATTTAGCCTTACGTTTATAATCTTTTAGGGAGGCGTGCTTCTTGGCTCGATGAAAATTATGTTTAGCCACGAAGTTACGCCTCTTTATTCTTTTAGCTTTACGTTCTGTGTGGTAATCATCCATAAAAACATATCCCTCTACTTATATACACTTTAGTAATAAGTGTTTGATTTTAAAAGGTTCCTAGACCTTAAATATATTAGCATATATTTCTTGTCCAAGAGTATATTATACTGTATAATACTCTACATGGAAAGAAATATTACACCACACTTAAAAAAGATAGTAAACGATATAGAAAAGATTCTAAATAGAATACCACATGATCTTAAAAATAAAGGTGGTTTTTATGTAGATCATTACATGGAAGAATGTTTAGAGTCTGTTGACAGGATAAATGAGTTACAAAATGTTACTATTAGACAGAAATTAAAGGCTAAAAAGAGAATATTTGAAGTTTACTTTAAGTTACAAGAATATAAAGGACCGCATATAGCCCATCATAATAATCAACGTATAATATATGCTGGTGGATTAGGTTATGCTTCTGTTTCTAAAGCTGTGTTAACAGAAAGATTAGGTAAAGCTGTAGATCACTATTGGAAACCTACCAAGAAAAGAAAATGTTTACAATTAGATATTAGTATGGTAATATGTAAATTCAAACAAACAACAGAGGAATGGAAATTAGATATGGCAAAACAGAAGAAGAATATATTAAATGAAGTGCATTGATTGCAATAAAAAACCTGGAACCCATCTTCATCCCTTTCTTTTATGTGATGATTGTTGGTCAGAAAGATTTAGCACTCAATATATCAATGGAAAAGATGTTCCATTTAAAGAGTTGTTTCGTGACAACCTTATGAAAAGAGGTCTATGGAAAGAAGGGGAGGAGATGAATGATGACGTAAAATCTAGATGCGAAATAGAGGGAAAGAAAAGTAAATGGCTACATGGAAACACTGCGAGCGAATGATTGCTCACCTATTAGGTGGCGAAAGAACAGGATGTAATGGGGAGTCTCGTAGAGATATCGAACATCCTAAATGGAGTATTGAGGTAAAACATAGAAAGATTTTGCCAAAGTGGATTCATGATGCAATGGATCAAGCTGTTACTGAGGCAGAATGGAGACTACCAATGGTAGTTCTTCATGAGAAGCAGATGAAGTATGAAGACAGTTATATTGTGTTAAAACTTAAACATTTCAAGGAGTTAGTAAATGAAACGAATACAGAGAGTTGACCCCGCTTCAATTTTTGAAGAAATCTTACACCCTTTTAAAGGCAACATGGGAATGTCTCCTAGAACATGGGAAGTAGGGACTAAAGATAATCCTACCGAAATAGTTCGTAGGGAATGGGTTGAAAAGAGATACAAGGCATGGCAAGAAGAAGATGGTTCTTACCATGAAGAATTGGTAAAGGAGAAATCGAGTGAATAAATTAGAGATGGCGTTAAAGCGTCCATTCAAAGTGTCCCAACTTAAATGGCGAAGAGGCCCAGGTGGTGGAAAAGAGCTTGTTTATATTGATGCGCGAGATGTGATGAACAGGCTTGATGAAGTCTTTGGTGTTAATGGATGGCAAACAGAGTTTGATTTTATTGGTGGCCGTATGATGTGCAAACTATCTGTAAGATGGTACGATGAAGACGGGTCAATCAATGAAGATAACTGGCACGAATGGATTTGTAAAACTGATGGTGCTGACGATTCTAATATCGAAGGAGCGAAAGGCGGAATAAGCGACTCTCTAAAACGGGCTGCGGTTTCTTTTGGTATCGGGAGATATCTCTATAGTCCTAGTGCTTTTAACGGAAATAAAGAGCCTGCTGAATGGGCAACTCCTGAAGGATTTGATGAACTAATGGCGAAAAGAGAAGAAGAGAAAGGAAATAAGTAAATGAATTTTAGGACTTCATTTGGTGAAGAAATATTCAGAAAGAAATACGCCCATTCTGAATACGAAACTTGGGCTGATAGGGCAAAGACTGTTGTTGATTTTGTTTGTGGTACTGCGGGTGGTACGAAGAATAATTTAATGGAAAAAGATTCTCAAAATCAACTTGCTCAATATATCACAGATTTTAAATTTATGCCGGGAGGTAGGTACTTCTGGTATGCCGGTAGAGATGCACGTTACTTTAATAATTGCTATCTTCTTCGGCTTGAGGATGATTCTAGAGAAGAGTGGGCTGCTTTAGCGCAACGTGCTATGTCTTGTTTAATGACTGGTGGTGGTATAGGTACAGATATTTCTTTATGTCGTCCCAGTGGCAGAGCATTAAAAAGAACAGGAGGTATAGCTTCAGGTCCATTACCTCTTTTGTATACCTTAAACGAGATAGGTAGGAATGTAATGCAAGGTGGATCGAGAAGGTCTGCTCTTTACGGTTCTATGGATGCAAATCATGGAGACATTTGGGAGTTTTTAAACTCTAAAAACTGGCATAATACCGCTATTCATGGCACCGATCTAACCATTGCTAAAGCAAAACAAGCTAACTTTAATTATCCTGCTCCATTAGATATGATGAATATCAGTGTAAACTATACTGATGAATGGTTGAACGGAGGCAATGATGATGTGTTCATGAAGAACTGTCATCAAGCTTTAATGACTGGTGAGCCAGGATTTAGCTTTAACTTTGGAGAGAAGAGTAATGAAACCTTACGAAATGCGTGTACTGAAATTACGAGCGAGGATGATTCGGATGTATGTAACTTGGGTTCTGTTAACATTGCCAATATCGAAACGATTGAAGAGTTTAAAGAGGTGGTTAATCTCGCATCTAAATTCCTTGTTTGTGGGTTAATTAGAGCGCAGCTTCCGTATAAAAAGGTTGAACAGGTTCGACAAGAGAATTCTAGGATAGGTCTTGGGTTGATGGGGTTGCATGAATGGTTGCTTAAATCTGGATATAGATACGAAATGAACGATGAACTTAAAAAATGGATGAAAGTATATGAATCAGAAAGCAAACGATCCGCTGACGAACATTGTGACAGACTTTTTCTCAACCGTCCTAAAGGATACAGAGCAATTGCACCTACAGGGACTATTAGCATACTCGCAGGTACGACCAGTGGAGTGGAACCAATCTACGCCGTGGCATACCGCAGACGCTACCTTGTCGATGGAACAAGATGGAAGCATCAATTTGTTGTTGACGGTACGGCCCAGTATCTCATTGATAGCGGAGTTAAGCCAGACAGCATCGAATCCGCCGTGGACCTCGCAAAAGATTACGAAAGGAGAATAAAGTTTCAATATGACATACAGAAATATGTCGATCATGCTATTAGTAGCACTCTTAATTTACCTGCATGGGGAAGTGAATCCAACAACATTGGCCATGTAGAAAACTTTGCAAAAGTAATCCGTAAATATGGTCATGGGTTAAGAGGTTTAACTTGTTACCCAGACGGGTCTAGAGGTGGGCAACCTATTGAATCTGTTGAGTATTCTGAAGCCCATTCAAAACGTGGCGTTATTTATGAAGATAATTCTGAGGAGCAATGCTTATCAGGAGTATGTTCAATATGACACTAGAAAAACATAAAAGGTGGGAGAACAAGGCGTATACTAGGTGGGTAGCTACTCATGAATGCGCTGCTTGTGGATTGCACGATGAGACTATTTCGCCACATCACCTCAGGCATATCTATTCTACACTATCTGGTGGTACTAGCTACAAAGCGTCTGACTGGCTAACAATGCCTTTATGTTATACTTGTCATAATAAACTTCATAATGGTAGCAGATGGCTCATTGATTACCAACCTTTTATGATATTATCTACATTGGACAAAGCTATTAGAGAAGGTATAATAGCTTATAAACCTAAACTTTTTGGAGAAGACTTGAATGATTAGCAATGTTGATGCCGCAGAAGCAGCCCATAATGCTCTGTCAGAAACTGATGAGGAGTATGGTAGGCTTAAAGCGTATGTTTCCTTGTCCGCTCAGTATACTAAAATTATAAAGGCTCAGAATTTTTTAAAGTCTTCCGGTACAGTAGCAGAAAAGGAAGCAACGGCTTTTGCTTCACAAGATTTTATTGAATACGCTACTAAATTAGCAGATGAGACTGTAGAGTATCATGTATTGGAGGCTAAACGTGAAACATGGCAAAGAGAAGTTGACATCTGGAGAACCATCAGCGCCAACCAAAGACGATGATCCAGATTGGATGTATTACAAACGAGTTCCTGATGTATGGGAAGAATTCTTAAACAAATGGGAGACTAAAGTGAGTTATCAAAAGCAACAGTTTGAGCAGCAAGATAATGATGGAGCAGCATGGGAGAACACCAAGAAGGTTGAAGACTGGCACGCTGATTGGACTGGCAAAGGAATGATCGGTGGTGATATGTACTGGATCGCAGTCAGCGATAAGGTATCAGCAGCAGGCAAACCTTATAAAAAGTTAAAGTTTAATAGAATGGAGGCTCGTCCTGAAGCAGCCCCAATTAGTAGCTATACACCACAGAAGGGTAAAGATGATGTCCCTTGGTAACATAGCTAGAGAAATGACCAGAGGACAGCTTATCGAGACTGCTAAAGAAATTGTTACACGTACTTTAGTTTACCATGATGAAGATGGAGTCTCGTATAGCGCTATGTCTTGTCCTGTACACGCTGCTTGTACCGATGAACTTAACAGACGGAATAAATTAAATATGGAAAAGTTAATGAGAGAAGAGAAAAGGGATGCTATAATTAGATGGAGAAAAAGGAAAAACAGGGTAAAAAAGAACTTATAAATCAATGAGTTATATACCCCTAAAATCCTCACTGGACCTACCCCCTTACTGAGGAGTTTTACCACTATTTTACCACTATTTAGGATAGCGTATGAGCCAATCAAATACTGCTTTAAGAAGGATGAAACACGCTCATTTAATAGAGTATAAAGACGGCGCTCAATTCTTTCTTTACTATGATAGAGAGAAGCATTCTTATGAAGTACAAACAAGTTTGTCCGCAAAGGTATGGGATAAAATCCCTTCTGTTACTAGGGTAATTGATTCTTGCTTCCCGAAATACCTTATGGATTGGGCAGTAACGGAAGGGGCTGAGTTCTTCCTGAAGTCTCTTGAGCCTTATAGATTGGCACCTACTGATTCTATAGGTACATTCATGTTACCTGCAAAGGTAGTTGACCATATCTTTAAAGGTATACAATCCGCCTCTAAAGTAATCAGCCATCAAGCCGCTGAAGTTGGAGAGACTGTACACTATTGGATTAGCGATGGAATAAGATGGAAGCTTGGCATTATAAAAGAACAACCAGAATTACCTGACGATGAGGAGTCTATTAATTGTGTTAATGCTTTTAAGAAGTGGGCGAAAGGGAAAAATATTACATGGCATTCAACAGAAGAAAAGGTTTATTGTCACAGTGATTACCCTATACTTTGTTTTGCCGGGACTGTTGATGCTGTTATATCTATAGGAGATAAGTGTTATGTTGTTGATTTCAAAACATCTAAAAAGATTTATAAGTCATACTATCTGCAAGTTGCTGCTTATTGTAAAGCGATTGAGAAGATGTATAGCAAAGAAACTAAAGGAATTATTCTTCGATTAGATAAAGAGACAGGTGAATTCCAAGAAAAGGTATTCGACCCACATCCACATTATGAAATATTTGATATTTGTTTAAGGCTGAAGAATTGGAATTCAGTAAGAATAAAAGCTGAAACACCAACAGATTTAAGGGGGCCAGATAAATGAATCTATTAGTAATTGGCGACCCTCATGTCCATCCTGACTATGATAATAACAGGTTTACTTCTTTAGGAAAATTTATTGTAAAAGAAAAACCTGATATTATTGTATGTATAGGAGATATGGCTGATATGCCAAGTCTATCGTCATACGATAAAGGAACCAAAGGGTTTGAAGGAAGAAGGTATAAGAAAGATATAGATGCTGTTATTGATGCACAAACAAAACTGTTTGCGCCAATAAAGAAATTGAAAAATTACAAACCAAAACTTCATTTAACATTAGGTAACCATGAAGACAGGATTACAAGAGCAATAAACTCAACGCCTGAATTAGACGGGGCTATAGGGCTAGATGATTTGAAATATAAAGAATTTGGTTGGAAGGTTACACCATTTAAAAAATGTATTACAATAAAAGGAATTACATTTAGTCACTACTTTACTTCTGGAGTTGCGGGAAGAGCAATTAGTTCTATCCATATAGGGCATACACTAATCGCTAAATTACATTGTTCTGCCGTACAAGGCCATTCTCATCTGTACAATCATTCAGAACAAACAAGACCAGATGGTCAGAAGATATTTGGATTATCTGTCGGGTGTTTTTCTCATCCAAAATACACAGAATCTTGGTGTCAAGATACCGAATACCAATGGTGGAGAGGAATTATACTATTAAAGGGTCTTGATGGCGAAGGTTATTATAATAGTATTGAAACAATTACCCAAAGAAGCATTACTAAATAACATCAGTTACCTCCAGTACACAGCCTCTAGGAAAGGCTGTGATTCCATAGGGGATGCCCTCTTCATTGAGGGTATTCCCTATTTTTATTTCTTTAGCATCTTCGGATACAATCCATCCTATACTGAGAAACTCAGGACAAGTAACATCGCCATGCTCAGTCCAATCTGCATGGCAAATAATATCTGTCCATCTTATATGAACTAATCTTTTTTCTTTCTCTGTAAAGGTCCGGGCAATATCCACCCGAGAATCATCGGTACAAGTATCAGCAGCAATAAGAGCCATCCACCCATCTCCACTAAAGAACCTAACAAGGTCCAGAAATTATCAGGAGCGCAATTAGTCATGTTCTTCCCCTTCAAGAAACCGGATTGCGGGTTCGTAATCATCAGGTCCGATACCGCAGACCCCACAAAGGCACCTGTCGTGCCGCCCAGTATCGGAGCAGCTACACCCCCACTCAATGCAGTCGCCACAGTAGCACCTCCCGCCGTCGCTAGGGAGGTGA